TCATGTTTTTAATTTTTAGTTCCACCTATAGGATTTGAACCTATGACCTCCCCGTAGTTGATCGAGGCGCTCTACCAACTGAGCTAAAGTGGAAAAGTAGTGCATCCAGGATTCGAACCTGGATTAAAGGCATGAAGCGCCTACGTACTAACCATTATACTAATGCACAAGATCCTAAGCAAGGAGTTGAACCTTGACAGCCGGTACCAAATCCGGTGTGCTACCGTTACACCACAAAGGAAATGAAATTATCGGAGCATTTTCTCCAATTCTTCTATACTTTTATTTTCCAATTCACTATCTTTCTTCTTGGCAATGATGTCGAGAAGTTTAGCATTGGCTTCTTTATCCTCTGCTTTCTTTTGCTCAGCTTCTGCTTCCTCTACACGGGTAGTAAGAATATCCAGTGCAATATCAAATCGCAATTTTGCCAATTTGTTTGCAGCAGTGGGCCGTTTAAGATAAGATCTTTTTTCGGTCTTGGTGATAGCGTCTTCCAGGTCAACTACCATAGCATCGAGCATGGTTAGTTTAATATCCCATAACTGCTCATTAGTTAATAGTCCTAAAGGTCCAGGAAACCTGAGTTTCTCTTTACTTGCTAATTTAAAATTATCCATTTGTTTTTATTTAAAATTTAAAAAAATCCAAGGTACTTTAATTGGAAGTGGCTATGCACATTCTCTCTCCTAAAATTTCCCCTGGTTGCATAACATCATTTTAGACTGATTTCTAATCTTAATGAATATTACACAATGTTTTATTCTGCATTATATCTTTTAACCAATATCCAGATTCGGTAGGTAGTATTAATTCTATTATTCTAACAGATTTCAATGAATTAGATCTATTATTTAATCTCCATGGGCGTTTTAATGCCTTAAGATACTCTTTTATTCTATTTAATTCGCTGGTAAATCTATATGGATCAATTTCATTTTTACGTTCTATTATTTTAATCTTACAAATTATGAAAGATTTTTTCAAAGCTTTTAAAGCTTCTTTTTCATCTTTCATATTAGGAACTAAAAATCCTTGCACATAAATACCTCTATCCCAATGGATCATAAAGTAATATGTTTTCATGGAAATGTGATTTTGATCATTCGTTTATGAGTACCCTGTAACTTAACTATTAGATGATCCTTGACAGTTGAATTGAATCCTAACCCGGAAAGTTGTTTATCCGTAGATTGAATCTTATTCTGGGCACCCAATACTTCCAGTACTTTACGATGTGCAGCTATTTCCGGGATAAGATTTTCATTATGAAAACTCCTTATAGACTCCGGAGCCTTACAATTCTCCAGCATAAAGAAATAGTGTTTATTACCTACCTGGTTATCATTCCAATGGTTTGGAGAAAGGCACATAAGATTGACCTTATAGAATTGATTGGTCTGAAGACCATAGAGATCTTTAGGAGTACCGAATCCGCTGTCAACAGTGATAAAGTGATTGATAGTAAATTTTCCATTCTTTAAAGTTACTTCGGCTACCTTAATATCTTGTCCGGTTCTCAATGCAGAAGGCCATACATAAGTATGTATTTCCCCATTGAATTCAATCTCTGCTTTAAATCCTTTTGATCCTCTGGTAGAATACTGATCAACCCAGAACGAGTATATACCATCTTTCATTTTGTTTAAATCCATGAAATAAATGTTTTCTACATGTAGTCCGGATGAACCTCCTCTGTCATCTACATCCAATTGTCCCCCTAATGTACTAAACATATTATTCATATCTTTCCTGTACCCGGTTGAAAACCCTATATTTCTTCCATCAGGTTGACCACACCAGGCATCCAGATCCGAATGATCAGATCCATCTTCATTCCAACCTAATCTGAAATTCAATACACCATTGGAACCTCCTGCAGCTTTAACAGCCTGCTTGATCTGGCTCATGCCGGCAAGATCTCCATTGAATGTCCAGGAATAGTTATTCGGCCATTTAAATATAGGCTTTGATTCTTTCACATTCGCCGTGGTAAGGGATACCATATGATTAGTGAACCTGTTTTCCAGTAAAACCTCGATAGAAGTACACCCGGGAAGAATATTTTTCATGAATTTATCGATTGGAACTTCTTCAAGGCCATCATACTCACTACGTTTGTGCTGGGTAGATGTGGATTTTACAGAATCGAACATTGAAACTGGTTTAATCTTAGCATCTCCTACATTGCTATGTAAGATTTCTGAAGCCTTAATATCATCCATGGTAGCGAATCTCCGGTCAAATGACTCAGTATATCCATTTTCTTCAACAAATTTGGCAGCTTCTTCAATCTGTTTCTTTGTAATAGGGGCTGTAACCTTCATGTAATTGGCCGGATCAACTCTCTTATTCCAGGATTGACATGCTTTATTGATTTCCTCTCCTTCTGAAAGCTCAGAGCACAATACCCCTATAAGTTCATTACGGAATTTAGCAAGAGGAAATTTGTAAGAGGTTATCCAGCACCAATTGCTTTTCTTATCACTGGTCAGATCACCATAACTTTTCTTCAATGGTATCATAGTCTCGATCTTTTTAAGATGAGCATCTCCATTGAGTAATGAGCCCTGATTGATCAAATCTTTGACCAGTACAAGAGTATCCATAGAGATAGTTTCCATTCCTCGTTTAAACACTTCATAAGCATCCCGGTAACTGCCCCTGATAGATTCGATAGAAGCACCGGTCTGGTCCACATACTCCTTATCTAGTTTAAGACTAAAGTGTTCAAATGTCCTTATTTCGTTCTCTTTAACCACTCCAAATTTATCTGCTTCTTCTTTAGTATATCTCTTTGGATTAGATTTTACGCCAAGCTGGAATACGCTGTTGGTATTCTTACAGGTTTCATAAGGCAAAGAATTCAATTCATTAAAGGTTTCAAAGAAAACCTCATTTATTGGAGTAGATCGTATGATATTTCTCATGGCTTCTATACTATCCTTATATTCCAGATCAACATTTTCAATATCAAAAATTGACATTATAGTAAAATCAGGAGCTATGGCTACTATGTTTCCATACCTTCTAATGAAATTTTTGCAATGATTGCAATTGTGTTGGGAACTTTCCGGATCACGAAATTGAGGATCATTCTCCTTTTTAAATGAGTTAAGATATATTTCCCATACTTGCTGCCCGGTGACAGCCACTGTAAATAATTTACCGGTTTTCTGCATCAGGTCAAATTGCTCCTGAAGTTTCTCTCTTAATTTTTTCATGTTTAAATTTTTATTTGGTACTACTAATTTCGTTGCCAAAGTAAGAATAATGCTTCTCAGCACTTTTCTTGTTAATATTCTATAATAAGATAATTTGATTTATCCTTTGTATTGAAGAATCCATTTACTAATACATTGCAATATATGTTTGCAAGTTTTTCTGTGCTGTTATGACAATAAGGATGCTTGTAACTAGATTTTTCATATTCTGATTCCATATTATACATACTATCCATATCAAAAGCTCTTATAGTGTCACGATCACCATTATCAGCACAAGATTCTGTAGGGGATATTTTATTACCTAATCTTATTAAGCTTAACATAACACCACCTCTTGCACATACTTTACAACTTTCAGGTAATTTCTTTATTAAAGTCTTTTGAAATTCTTTTGAACCTTCTTCTTTAGAAATCATCCCATCTTCAATTTCATCTATAATATCTACTTGTAAGTTTAATAGAGCTCTGTCCCAATAAGAACCATTAGAACCTTTTACTTTATTAGAAGTTATTAATTGTAATGTATCCCAAGCTATTTCCATTCTTTGAGATTGTTCATCTAAAGCATCAAAGGCTTTATTTCTTTCTTTTATGTTCTTAATTCCCTGAAGAACACTTTTGTACGTAATGTTCGGAATAATTTTCATGTAATTTGTTTTTAATTGTTTAAATTTCCTTGTCTACCGAATTGACTATCTCTGTAATTTGAGCACGGGATAAATGAGGCATGAGATCAATTCTTTTCTCAGCAATGATTATCTCTGCCTTGTAAATAGTAATTGAATCTTTTGCTATATTGGTAGGAAATCCCTCTATTTCCTCCATTTGAGCACTTGCTTTGTTGATACTATATTCTATTTCTACCGGGTATTCCAGTGTATCATACTTCTTCATAAAATAAAAATTAGCTCCCGAGGCCGGATTCGAACCAGCAACCTCCCGATACCTTATTACAGGAATTACAACGGGGTTCTTCTTGAACTACACGAGAGTAGCGGAAATCCGCTTTTTTCCTGGCGAGACAAATGCCAAGGAAAAATTATATTAATCAGTTACCGGTTCCATGATTGGCATGGTAACCACACGATTTTCAGTAAAATAAGATATACCACATATTTCCTCTAAAGGAATATAATGCGTTGCTGATGCTCTTTTGCCTTCCTCCATCGGATGTGGTCCATTAGGTACCACTATTTTAAGACAGTTTCCTTCTACAGATATTGTACATGATTGTCTGGCTACCGGCATGGGTTGACGCTTTTCAAACATAATAACAGCTAGGTCATAGCCTTCATTTGAAAGCAGTAAATCTAATTTATCCATTGTTTATTATTTAAAAATTTAAAATCTGTAATGAGAAAACATTTCTTCATCACAATTCGATAAGGATCTGATCAGGTCTTCATCTTGGAGTTTATTCCCGGTACGTTTTACGCATTCAATCATAGTTTCCAATTCAGAATCCCATGATTTTACTATGTAATCTACCGGATGGTAGTATATGGCCCAATCAGCTATTAATCCACGTTTTAATATAAACATGGTGGATACATCTTTGTAGTTTTCAATTACTACTCTGAATATTCCCCTGGATTCAAAATTCTCTAAATCTGATTGTGTCATGATTACCTTTTGAAGATTTTAATAATGCTTTTACCTGCATGTTCTATAACTTCTGCTTTGTATAGAGCGCTTATAAATAAACATCTATTTTCTAATCCAGGAGGAGCAAATCCATTAGCTACCCCCATTCCAAAACTATTACCAAATAAGTAGGAATTAATGGGGGCAAAAATTCTTTCTGCTTCTACAGAATTTACATCCTTAAGAAGAGCATTGTTATCAATAGGGTCTGATTTAGTAAAAAATTCATTTAAAATTTTAGTTTGAATACCATCAGCTGCTATAAACATAATATCTACCTGGTCATTAGTGAAAGGAATTTTGTCCTCGAATAAATAAGCAGCAGCTTTTTCTCTGAATATAGTTTGCCATGTGCTGCATGCAACAGAGGTTAGTCTTCTTAATCCTTCTCTTGGTATTAATTGTACTCCTTCTTTATCCATTGCAGGATTTATACTCATCTTTTCTGATTGTGTCATATGTGTTGATTTTATTAAATTTTCCAGTTGAAACCTACTTTGTATTTCCTGTCGTTGTAAGTGAAATAATTGAAATTGAAAACTATGAAGTAAGTCACTCATACTTCTTCTTTTTTAAAGATTAAAATCCTGGTACCTCCATTCATTGCTGGTGAGATAGAGACTTCATAACCAGAAAGTATATATATGCCCCGATAGTTATAACGTTGAGGTCCTGCATGCATCGTATATGGAATAAATATACTCGGATCTTTGAATACTTTCGTAGAAAATTCTGTAAAAGCTTTACAAACATTGTTACAATCTCCCGGGGAATTAACAGGTTTAAATGCATTCCTATCTTTAGGTTTCACTACAACATTTTCGAAATGAGAGTTTAAAAAAGATTTCTGATCAGTTCTAGTTGCCTCCACAAACATTAGAGCTACTTGTTCATCCGTAAAATGTATTCTACTTTCAAATGGATGTGCTTTTACTTTAGCTAAGAATATATTTTGCCAGTCGTTACATGCTATATCACTCAATTCTTTAAGTTCTTCTAAAGTTAATGACTGAGTTCTTTCATTATTTACCGGCTCTTTAGCCATTATTTGTTCCTTTGTCATAGATGGGGTTTTATTTTGTTTAATTGTATCTAATCCATATTGTCTAATAGCATCTTCAAAAGCAGAAATACCACTCCTACCTGTCATTACTAAAGTAGGCTGTGTTACGAATTCACTTGAAGTTGATAGTAAATTTTCTCTGGATTTTTCGGCTATATATCGTACTACAACACAACGAGGAATGACTCTCATTCCAGGGAACATTTTCCATGCTCCAAACATAGCAAACTCATTAAATCCAATGAATTTATAAGTATCATCAAAATCTGTTGGTCTCCATATATAACAATCAGAATATTGTAAACTCCAATATCTCAATGCATTATCTAAATCCACAAGATCATTACATTCTATTACATACCCTATATGTTGTGCGTGCATATTTAAAATTTAAAATTTGATAAATAGTATCCCCTGATGGAATCGAACCACCGACCTCCACACCTTCTGCGTGGCACTCTACCTGTCTGAGCTAAAGGGAATAAAAATCAATTTGAAGATACTTCAAGAAGATCTCTTGGTTGTATTGTACGTGAATCTCTCATCATTCTTACTGACATGATGGATTGAGCTAACATACCTACAGAAAATAATGTAGCTTCAATGGAATCAGGTTGACCTTCCATGTTTATTTTAATTTCATACTTCTTGAACCCCTGCTGATCAGATGATTTCTGTTTTACAGTTAAGCATGGTTTAAAATACATGTTCAATTCATTCATTGGGAATACTCCGGCCTGGGATTCATTATTATACACTTGGAATGTATGGATAAGTTCTTTAGCTTTAGACTTGAAACTTAATTCCATGAATATTTTAGACCATAATGCACATGCAATAACTACTGTAAATATTCCAAATGCAGCTAAAGTCCCGGAGTTTTGAAGAAATAATACTACTGATAATGCAGTCATTACAATAGCAAAGAAAATAGATTGTTTCATGTTGTTTTGTTTTAAATTATTACTTAGGTTTCTTTTCAATTATTTTTAAATGTTCAGACAGTTCATGTACAAATTTAAAAGGTATTTTTTTACAACCTACTATTAGTTTGGTATCCTCAATTTCTACATTATGATTAACCATTCCGGCTAATTTTTCAAGAACTGATACCTTGGGAACTTTAAATCCTTTTTCAGGTAACCAGACTCTTAAATTAGTTATTACATTGGTACGTAAATTATCTAAATTACCTGATGAAATGCCCAAGGACAATGTATAACCTAATTTATTATAAATCGAAATTCCATCCTTTTCATTTTGACATAGAAATATAGCATCTTTTGAATGTTTTTGTATTCTACCTGAAGTCTTAATCCCCATTATTTTGCAAGTAAATGTACTACCTACTGGGATCTTTGCCCAATCATAGTCATAGTTATTGTTGTTGATCATTTTATTATTTTTTTAATAGTTACGCAATTGTTTGTAACCTTAGGTCTTAAATCTCTTTCATCCTTACATATTTCTCCTGTTTCTAAATGCTTAGGCGCTTTGCAAAATTTAGTATCATAGCAATCACAATTACCTTCAACATTTTCCATTTCAAGTTCTACTTTATATTCTTGTTTATTAAGAGATTGGATATAATTTTCAACCCATTTATTAGCATCATTATATTGACGTTTACCATTTTTATCTTCTCCGTCATACATTATTAAATCTTCATTATTATCACAATCTGTTGCAAATTGTATAATAATTTTTCTCACATCCTCTTCCGTATATTTTTTCTCTTTGTTGTCTTCCGAGCATTGTTTATATCCATGCGCAAATCCATGTGACCAAGAAGCAAATTGAGCAGTTTTATTATTGGGTTTTTCATACTCTGATTTTGCATATTTATGTAAATCAACAATACCTAATTCTTTAACTACTTCATCAGAGAATATAATTCCAGGTAAATTATGTGCAGGATTTTGGGAAGCTATTACAGGGTATAATTGTCTCCTGTCTAAAGTTGAATTATGAGGCATATTTTCTAATACAACGTCCCTGCTTGAACCGCCAATATTATCAATTATTTTAGATACTATATTAAATTGATAAGCATAAGCAATTTTTCCAATTTCGTGAATTTGCCCAAGTCTTTTATCTACCACTATCCAATAACCATCTATTTTTATAGAAGTATATTCCATGTTATAATTTTTTAATTTTTAGCACCCACAGCATTATCTGTTTGGGTCTGGTAGTAATTCAAGCTATACATCAGTTCATAGATTTCTCTCCCTGATTCAAAGATTAGTCTCTTTTGCTATCCTATTACTATTTTGCTGAGAACTCGTTTGTGTTGCAGTGGTACATGCCTACCACTTCAGGACATGGTTTCCTTTCTCAAGGGAACAACACATCATATATTTCTATATGAATTTTATAGTGTCTGTTATTTTATCTATACTCTTTGACCTGTATAGACTCAAACAATTACATCTAAAGGACTGTGATAACCTTGTTAATAGTTAATCCTATTTTTCCATCCTAACATTTGTAGAGCGATAGTTTTTAAAACTACGAATTAACCCCCAACTACATACAGTTTATGAATTATCCTGTATGGTTTTTATTTTCAGAATTTAGCAAGACACTCTTCCAGGAATTTACGTCTATCATAGTTTGTAAGAAACCAAGAACGATTACAAGTAAAAGCTCCTCCATACCTATCAAGTGTTTCAGAGTCCATATTTTCTTTTACTTCTTTTAAATCTTTCCAAGAAATAAAAATGCTGTAATTACCTTCATAATGACAACAAAATCTTACAAGTCTATGACTATTACCTGCCTCTTTAATGTGCTTATATAAATCCTTTAAATACAATTTCCTGAACCATTTGAAATATCTGGAGTTTATTATTTTATTCATGTTTCTGATTTAATTAGTTTAAGAGCTTCTTGTAATCCAACTTCCAATGCTTCTTCATAAGTATGAAAGGTTCTTTCTTCCTCGAAATGCATGTATTCAAACCTATTGAAAATTAGAACAGTAAGAGCATGGGCAGTATAATCTAATAGTGTAACACACAAACTCCAACCACCATCTTCTTTAATCCCAAGATTAAATGAAGGATGTATATCAATATTATGAACTTCTCTAAACCATCTTTGTAGTAGAGATTGTGTAGGTGCTAATACATATCCAAGTGTAATATTACCATGTATAGCATCTATTAAAGTACCTTCAGGCAATTGGTAAGCTTTATTATTGGATTCTACATGATTAAATCCTTTTCCGTTGGCTATCTTAGCAGTTTCAAATGATATAATTTCTTCTTTCATGTTGTTAGTTTTTAAGAGTTAAAACCAGTAGATAAATCTCTGGCTATTAAAACAGCACAATTTTTCTCATGTTCAATTTCACTTACATTATTTGCAACCCATCTGCAATCTTTATAACAAAATGGACATTGAGCACCACTACCATAATCTCCAGTACTTTGAATATCCATATTTAGTACACTACTGCATAATAGTTGAATATCTTTTTCTCTTTCTTCATCTATAGTCATGATTTAAGTTTTTACTGGAGTTAATTCAAATTCGTAAGCTTCAGCTTCAGATGTACCATTTGAGATTAGATAAATTGAATCTTCTTCATCTTCAGTTTTCTTTTCTATGATTTTATAAATTCCAGAAGATATATTTTCAGGATCTACCCAATTTACTTCTTCGTCTTTTACATAGAAAGTCCTTAAATTAGTATAAGTATGATCTTGGCAGTTTTCACACCAGAAATCTTCGCTATCACCACTTTCAGAAAGAGAAAAATCAATTTTAGTCAAATCATTTAAATCTACCCAAGCTTTTCCTTGTACATTTTCGGAACCACAATCTTTACATATATATACTGTTTTCATAGTTTTAAAATTTATTTTTAAACAATTTTAAGTATAGTTCCTGGAGATAATACCCTTACTCTGAATCTCTCACTTAACTTTTCCCAATCATCCCAATATACTTCAGATTCACCTATTGATACTAACAAAGGATTTACTAACAAAGCACTTCCATTAATAATATTTACTAATGTAATAATTTTCCCATTATAAGGGTGTCCATCACTGCCCCATGATGTTATTACTGCAATCTGATTTAATTGCAATTCTTTTACAGGAATATCTTTTATCCCTTCTTCAACGACCTCTAGTTTCATATTTTGGTTTTAAGTTTAAAAATAAAATGTCCTCCCCTATATTGCAAATAACCCTCGCAACATGGTTTTGAGTAAGAGCCTTGTATTTAAACAAGATAATGAGGAGTGACATTTAAAAGAAATAGTATTTGCTTATCAATATATCTTATGTTGAATGTACCGCAACAGCCTTATTAATCAGGATTTATTCGGCCAGCCTTGGGGCCATGACTACTATTAGTTCCCTGGTTTTATTCGTAAACCAGTAAATCATTTAATTATAGGTAAACAAGTTTCAAAATTTGTTTGTTCAACATTTGAATACATTAATTGTAGCATAGGGCAACTGTCCATATACTCCCAGGATTTGACCAGATTATACCCGGGAAAACATTTGCTTATGACTTCAGTTCTTGTTCCGGATATAGATTTATGTTCCCGGCCTTTTAAAACTGTTATTATGATCATAGATGGTCCATTAGGGGTATAATTCAATACACTTGGCAATTTATCTATCAAATAGGATACCGGTGACATCGTATCTAACCAAATGATGTTATAAGATTCTTTTACTGAATCAGGATATTTGGTCAATCTATTGCTATCTGTACCTTCCAGGAATTTAAATACATCTATATTGAATAGTTTACAGGTTTTTCCATTTGTAACCATTTCACATTCTAAATCATCTATCCATTTTACCTGCCATGTATAATTGCCTCTCATCATCCTTGTTGCAGCTATTTTAAATACCTGGTAATCTCTTTCACATGCAGTGAATTTACAATTACTATATTCCAGCTGTTTTAATTTGCTATATATTTCCTTTTCAAATTTCCAAAAAGCAGATGGTAAAGTAAGAAATCTTTGACGGGTGATACCATTGGAAGTAATAAAATTCAATATTTCATGAATAGTATTACTCCTGATGGTATCTTTATTGGGTGTAAGGCCCGTAGACATTTTTCTGGCCAGAGTGAGGGATCCATTCATTTCGTAAATAATTTAAAGTTTAAACTGTTAAACAGTGAGGGATTAGAAGTGGTTTTTAAATATTTCCTTATACTCTTTCAAAGTTATTTGCAGAGTATATTTGCCACTGCAAAGTAAAGAAGGTTTAATACGATCTAAAAAAGCCAATTTATAATTTTCGGATAAATCTTTTCTGCGAAGTATTTGTAACATAAGTTCCGGCAATGTACCATAATGTACTACCATGGATTCTGGAGTTTCTGTTGATTTTTTACTCATCGTCATCTAATTTAAGTTTATGAAATGTTGTGTCTTTATACAGGAAATCTTTTAGCCTGGTTCCCATTGTGTAATCAAAGGCCATAGAGGCCATTGCTCCTTCCCTGGCAGTATAGATGAATAGACTGTCATCAATTGGTTGGAGAATATAGGATTGGTTAAGCAAATCTTTGTACTGGGTGGCAAGATGAGTCTGATTCGCTACTTGAGCCTGGCAATCATGTAATTCTAGTCTTGTATGTATACATGCTGCTGAAAGACCGACTACTACTCCTACCAAGATAGCTATGGTAAGTTTAAAAATCCCGATTAATTTTCTCATGATTTGTTTTGATTTAAATTGTTTTAATAAAAATTCAATCAACTAATCCTACTGAGCCTACACCAGTAGATAAATCCGTGTCAGAACTTACTCTCGTTATCCCCAAACAAATGGGACGATTAGTCTGGGCCGTTGAACTTAGTTAATTGAATAAAAAACTACCACTCTCAACCTAAATAAATAGATTGAGAGTTTGATTAAAATTGCATTAGCCACATGCTTATCCCACTTCACGTGGAAGGGATTGTCATTCTAACCTTGGTAGCTTTCATTTCTTAGTTTAGCCTTTTGGTTTTCTTCAGGTACCACTGAATGGCTTTATTACCTGTTTACTAAGAAATAGTTTCCCCTCTGCACTCAGTTGTAATAGCCAGATTACCTTTGTTAATTTACCCACGAATTTAATCAGTGCTTTACAGGAGCTTATCCCTGTGGTAGTAATCCCTATCGTACTATTACAACTGCTCACCCTTGGGAGCTGATCAATACAAGGTTTGCTACATGCAGTGTCCTTGATTATTTATACCCTGTAGCCTTTTAGATCATGCTTTACAGATATTAATCAGGTAGTTTCACATCTTATCTCAGTTTTGTAGCCTGAGTTACAACGTCCTGTACTGTATAGCAGCCAGTGACAACATAAGAAGTTTATATCTACGTGAGTTAGTGCATTAGGGAAAGAAGTTTAGAAAACTCCTGGTCTATATTAAACTTGTTCAAGGTTTAAGTAGTGCCAGGAGCATTGAAATTAGTTTATTCTATGTAAGTTTACCATTCATTAACTGGTTTGAATCCTAAACCACAAACCATGAAATAGCCCTCATCGGATTCTATTACATCACCTACACTTGTACTTCTGCATGGATTTTCTTTATTCCAAGACTCATTAAAGTTTTGAGTTTTAACAAAAGCTCCTTGAAGAGAATCAGCTTCTATTGTTCCAGCTAATACTCTTGGTTGTTTTTCTACTTCCTGGAATCTATTAGTCCCGGTAGCATGGTAAATTTTGAATTGTCGCATAATGATTTGATTTAGTTATTTAAAATGTAATTTGTGGGTTTTCTTACAGTGGTAAATGGATAGGCGGACAATATAAACTTCTCATCATCTTCTGATAAAGTATTGAAATTTACAGTATCACTGTATTGAACACACCCACATGATGAACAATCACATTTACCATTAAACATTTTAGCTATTAATTGAGCTGTGTTTTCACATATAGCAATGGCATTGAAATGTTTATTTTCAACCTTTTCTATAATAGGCTCTATTTTATGAGCCCATAAGCGTATTTGTATCATGATAGTTGATTTAATGTTGAATAATGGTGTATAACTTCACATAATAACAGGTTGTGAGGTTATAATGTATTGAATGATGCGGTTATTTGACAGGTTAAATCTACTCTTATTTAGTTTAACGTGTCTTAGGAGTATAGATTCCGGTAATATAATAGGTTGATATAATCTAATTGGAGTATTACTCTATTGTTGACTCTCATGTGTTAAGCTACACATCTTACTACTCTCTTTAATCTGATCATGGAATAGTAGTGTGATAATGGCAGTTTTAGTTGGTGAGTGTTCCTGGCACCCGTTGCAATCCACAAGTTGTCGATAATATAGACAAGATTTGAGATTCTGTCGAAAATATCGACAACACATCCGTATAGATAGTATCTATAAAAATAGGAAACACTAACTAATTGATTTACAACAACTTAAGTCACTTTTGATGTTCCGTTTTCGGAACAGATTCGTTAAAGTTGTTGCAAAAACGAGACAGATTTGGCACTTTTAAGGCAACGTGTGCTATATTTGCAACAAATTATTAAATCATGGCAAATAGAATACCTCTGCACTACCAGATTGCAGACAAAGTAATGGAATTAGTTAAGCAAGGAACCCATAGAAGCACTGTTCAAGAGAGGCTTAGCAATGGTTCTATTGAACTAATACCAGTAGCTGAACTATCATTCCAGGCAGGTCAGGAAATCTTTATATCCTCAGCAGATATATACTCAAACCTTAGTCTCGGAGCGATTAAACTAGTAATAAGAATACAACAAGAGCTTAACATGAACAATCCCTTATGGGAATGTCCGGATAAAGACTCAGCCCGTACACGAGGAGCTTTATTTCAATTGAAAAAAGCAAATATCATTGAGGCTATTGAAGGCACTGACATATTTTTAGTCAATCCAGCTAAAATACGTAAAGGCCGACCGCTGAGTGTGTACGGAGCACTATATGAATACAGTAAGAGAATGTATTTAGCTGACAAGAAATGGAGACCAACTAATAATGACATCAAGAGATTGAAAGCCCCTGATAGAGTGATGTTACCAACTATCTGACCCTCGCTGAATTACAAGACTATACTGACGCTCGTTGAATAAAACAACTCCCACATAAACCTGTTGAGGCATATGAGAGAGTTGTGAATGGCGCTCAGTTCAGTCTTGCTTAGACTCGGCATATAGTGATGCGATCTGCGCCTTCAAGTCTGCCATTGAGGCATACAAGAGCTGATGCACCATGCCGTTTATTGAGATTAGTGTGGACATGATATTGTAGGATGAGGAATGTGAGTTAAGTGAAAGAACTGAACACGATGCGTTAATTGCACCATGTTCAGTTTATACCGAATGAGAAGCTTAGCTGATAGGCTCATCATCAGAACCGTCTTCGAATTCCAAAGCATTTTCAGCTTTAGGACCTGCAGTGTCATCACCTGCAGTGTCATCAGGAAGAGCTGTCAACCAGTTTGTGCTGGAAGCTTTACCAACAGTTGGCTCACGACGCACCACATTGGATAATGTGAGGAACGAGCCATTAGGTGTGGTAACCTTTTCCAACCTTCCAACAACCTGATCGCCTGGACGAATGTCATCAAAGATTGACTTTGAGGATAAGACATTGAATGTCAGCTGCACCTTGTTCCGGAGCGTCTGATATTCTACTTCAGCCTTATCAAAGTCACCAGCCTTTTCGAACGCTTGCCCTTTAGCAAGTGTTTCCAGGTTACGTGGATTAGATTTGGCAATATGACTCACATAGTTCGTATTGCAAATCTTACGCATTAAATTACCTGAACCGTCTGCTGCCGGAACTGGCTGCTTATCGCCGTTTAATACTTGTTGAATCGGTGAAATGCGTGTCACACGAACAACGATGTCTTGTCCAATCATACTGTCTGAAGTGTCAAGCATGGACTTCAGGATGTTGGCAACTGATTGGAGTGTCTGAACTTTAGTGTTCATAATTAAAGTGGCTGTTTTCGTTTGAACAGCAAACGTCTTGTGGCGAAGATTATACTAGAAGGGTAAAACACCCGGGTACTTCCACGCCAAGTCTGCGTAGCGGACTCACCTCGGAAATGGTCCCACTCCCATCAGACACACTTGATTTTAAAAAATTATAAAAAAAATTTTTTGAAAATAGAGGGGCATGCAATAACTACATACCTTTGTATCTAAAATGAAACTATGGAAGTATTATATAATGATGCAACTCACACTTATTATACAGTGGTTGATGGTAAGGTAAGAATATATACATCGGCTACTACATTGATCAATAAGTATAAACAACCTTTTGAAACTAAGATACGGGCCAAGGCTTATGCAGAGAAGCATGGGCATACTCCGGAGTACTGGATTAAACAATGGGCTAAGACTTCCAAGGCTGCAAGAGAGTATGGAACAGCAATGCACAATGCTAAGGAGAAGATAGAGTACCAAACATCTCCCAAGGCTATCAATACATCTGAAGCCAGGTTGTTAGACTATAATTCCCTGGAAGATGGGATATACCCTGAATTGAAACTATGGCACCATGAATGGGGAATAGCCGGCCGGGCAGACAAGTGCACTATAACTACCCGGGAAGATGGAAGGTACATGGATATAGATGACTTCAAGACTAACAAGGTTTTGGATGTAAGAGGATTTGAGTTTAGAGATGGATCCCGTAAGCGGCTTCTATCCCCTATCACTCACCTGGAAGACTGCAAACTAATTCTCTATGCACTTCAATTATCTCTCTATCAATACATGGCAGAGTACCTGGGATTCAAAGTGGGCAAGAGGAATATTATACATATACCGGATGGCTTAAAAGAAACTGTTCTTAATATTCCCTATCTTCGTAAAGAGATAGAGATGATTTTAAATGACGCTAAAGCCAAAGGATACATTGCAAAATAAACCACCATCGGATAACAGGAAATTGAAAGATATTTCAATAGCCAACCAGGCTCTGTATAAAGAGACAGCCGCCAGGTGTAAGACTTCTCCCAAACAAGTGGAAGAGTGCATGCACATAGTAGGCAAATTCATAGCATCCACTATTAAGAAAGGAGCTTTCGAAACGGTCATGATCCCCTATTTTGGTAAGTTTAAAGCCAAGCCGAAAAAGGTACAATGGGCAAACCATCGTAGAGTGATGATGAATATTCCAATTAACATTAAACCTAAAGAAGATGAGTGATACACTAGTGATGCTCGTAATCCCGGTTAAAGTATTACAAACAGATGATGGGGGTTGGTATGTAATCCCTGAAGAAAGATATAACCAGTGGAAAGAACTGGAGAATATCATACATGAAGTTGAAGAGGATTCAGAGGAATGGTACTCAGCTATTATTCAGTTTGATGAGACTTTTGCCCAGTTTAGAATCGGAGGGGATTTAAACAATATAAAACTCTATATAGATAAGCCATGAAACTATTTGAAATAGATGATTCTACAAGTGAAGTAAAGGTCAACGTGCCATGGATAAAACTTATCCCTGAATTCAATGTTCTCTTTAGCAATAGGCTTAAACTTAAAACCGGATGGGACAAAGATACCTTAGGGGTAAAGAGATTGTCATACATCTATTTCATGCTGGATTTTACTTCGTGTATATCAGACTGGGATGAGGAAAAGAAACAGGGAGAGGCTCTTAATTATACCGGGTTGAGGAAAGAAGATGTGGAGATCCCAATAATGAAAGAAGCCTTGATCAAGTATGAGCTATTACAATATGAAATGTGTAGACCGCTTAAAACCTATAGGGCCGCCTTAAGAGGGCTGGAATCAATGGACAAATATTTGACTACTGTTAATTTTACTGAGAAAGATAAACAAGGCAAATTGCTTTACACTCCCAACCAATTTACTGCAAACGTTGCCGCCATAAATAAAGCCTATGATGAGCTGTCAAAGCTTAGAAAGAAAATAGAAGAAGAACTCTCACAGGTATCCTCGATCAGAGGTTCAGCTACTATGGGGGACAGGGAAATGAAATACTTTGGAAAGGTAGAGAATGAACAGGCAGCTGAAGAATGGAAAGAAACTTCTCCTGAAGGAATTGATGAAGTCAATTACCTGGACATAGCTACTATATTAAACAAGAACTAATAACCTATGTGGCATAACCTGGTAAATACACGCTACTTCTCTGAAGCTGCAATAGACTTTAGAAACAATGGGGGAAAATATACTCTTGCTCCAAGGGGATCCAAAGAATATTTTGAGTATTGGAATATGCATAATGAAAGATGCCTGAATGGATATTCCATTGGAGGTACATGGATTCCTGGTAGACACTATTTCGATCTTAACTTCACTCCAATGTGGAAAGTAGATGATAAGGTAGCTCTCAAAGCTTACGAGGAAAGGAGAGACAAACATGGGAAGGTGCCCAAGAGAACTGCAGACAGGATACTGGGTTTCCCACGTTTCATAGAAATGCAATATGAATGGTGGAAGTTTAAACACATTGCATGGAATGGAGGTACATTCATGGGAATTAATTCCCCCGGTGGCCAGCACATATGTTGTGCTAAAACAAGGGGAGCCGGTTTCTCCTACATGGAAGCAGCTGATGGAGTATATAATTATAATTTCATTGCAGGTTCAAAGAGTTATTATATGGCTGCTATTGAACAGTATCTTACCAAGGATGGAATATTGAACAAGGTGAAAGATGATCTGGATTGGATCAATATTCATATACCTTATTGGAAACAAAACAGGCAGAAGAAAGATACACTCATGCATCAAAGAGCTTCCTACCTTGATTCTCAAGGGGAAGAAAGAGGATCCTTAGCTGAAATAATGGGAGTGATCATTGACAATGCAAATAAGGCCCGGGGAAAGAGAGGTAAGAAAATATCATTCGAGGAATCAGGTTCTTTCTCCAATCTTAAAGATGCAGTTGAAATATGTTTAGGCTCCTTACGTGACGGGGATTTCTATGTAGGACAGATGAGTATATTTGGAACAGGAGGAGAGGAGGGCCCTTCTATCCAGGGACTTGAGGACATCTTTGGAAACCCGGAAGAATGGGATATGATGGCATTTCCGAATGTATGGGAAAATACTTCTGATACATGCGGATACTTTGTTCCCTCATTCAGGGCTAACTTCCTATACCATGATATAGATGGGAATTGTGATATGCAAGCTGCACTTGATTCTGATAATGAGCAGAGAGATAAGAAGAAAGATTCAAAGGATCCGAAAGCTCTTGATAGAAGGAAAGCAGAGTATCCTCAAAAACCATCTGAAGCATTTCAGCGATTGAACAGTAATGGATTTAATATAGCGGAGATAGATTATACACTTAAGAAACTTGAATCATCTCCTGCAGAACAAGCCTTGATAAGATATGGGAATATGGTACATAGCTCTTCAGAAGATTCTTTAGGAGGAGTAGAATTCATCATAGATCCAAAGGCTAAACCTATACTTGATTTTCCACATCAGAGTACAGAAAATGCATCTCTCGATGGATGTATCACAATAGTAGAAAGGCCGTATAGGGATGTGGGAGGTAAAGTACCTGATGGAATATACCAACTGGTATTCGATGCTTACTATAAAGATGATGCTCAGGATAAAACATCTCTATTCGCAGCCTATGTGTGGAAAGTAAATAACAGGATTGATCCGACATATAATGAATTGCCGGTAGCATGGTTTGTAGGAAGGCCGAAGCATTTAAAGACATGCTATGAAAATTTATTTAAACTCGCAAATTACTATAACTGCACAGCTCAAGGAGAGATTTCAGGGGGTGGCCAGGGAGTAGTGGATTATGCTAAGGCCAACAGGCTTATACACAAGATCGAGTTTGAACCCGAGATGTTGCATAATAAAGAGTTAGCATCTAAAACACGAAACAGATCTTACCTGATGAATATGTCTACCGATCGTAAAAAGATGGGTATGATGTACCTGGAGGATTGGCATACAACTCCACGTGGTATTGATGAAAACGGAAAACAGATTCTTAATGTACATTGTATTAAGGATATTCCATTCTTAAAGGAAATGAGGAAAGCAGGGCCCAATACTAATACAGATAGACTATCATCAGCTATCATTGCAATGTTCATGTTGAAAGAAAAATTAGCCATATACCAGAATAGCAAGAAACAAAGATCAGATTTTTATTCCCGAACCTTATTCTCAGGAGGCGAAACTGTTGAAACCGGAACAACACAAATGTATTAGTTTTGTAAAAACTCATCAACATGAAAGACGATGCAATCCAGAATGTAACTGCCGGGGGCCGGCCGGTTCAAATACTATCATGGGCAGAGAAAGAGAAAGATAAAAAAGCATGGTATAAACAAAATGCTGATTACTATATATCCGCATCTTCATTTAATAATACGAACAATACTCCATCGAAAGGCCAGGATCTTCAAACATTATATGATGCATATAATAGCAAGTTCCCGAATAGTTGGTTTACTCATATTACAGATCCTCTAAGTGCAAAGACCCCTGCCCATAAAGTATTCCCGGCCAAGATAAGACCGGTTACTATACTCCGTACCAATATAGATTTATTAATGGCTGAATATCCACGCCGGCCATTTGTGTACCAAGTGAACAATTTAGGAGATGATGGGTATAGTTCCTATATGGAGCAATTGAATGAAACCATTAATTCCAATGTAGAGAACTTCTTTAAACTGGCGCTACAAAAACAGATGATGGCTCAAGGCCTGATAACCGAGGATGGTAAACCAGTTTCAGAAGAGGCTGCTCAGAAAGTCCAAGAGGCCATGGATAATATTCAATACCCTGAGGATATAGAGAAATCATTTAAAACTTCTTATAGAGATAAGGTAGCTATCAGTGCACAGAAATGGTTGAGGAGAGCATTGGTAGAACATAAGATCAGGTCCAAGTTCTTGAAAATGTTTAAAGACTGGCTAATAACAGGGCAGTCTTATTCTTATAAATCAGTAGAATTTGATAACCTGGTGTATGAAAAGATCTCACCAATGATGATAGACTTTGATAAATCTCCTGATACCGAATACATTGAAGATGGAGAATGGGTAGTAGTATTAAGATACCTTACGGCCAGTGATATTACAGATAGATTCTATGATACATTGAAAGATGACGATCATGAAAAGATAAGATCAGGGAGTATATACGCCAATGCAAATTCATTTCAATCTTTCTTAAGTACAACATATGGTTCAGAGAATAATGCAAAGATCCCAGTATACCACTGCGTATGGAAGAGTACTAAGAAAATAGGATTCTTATCCAGGGTTGATCCTGAAACCGGTGAAGTAGAAGACCTGGAAGTAGATGAATCTTATACAGCTGCTGAAGGAGAAACCATTGATTGGCGTAGAGTAAATGAAGGGTATGAAACCTGGAGAATAGGCTATGATCTATATGTACGTATGCGACCTCTTGCAATACAACGTAACGCTATGAATAATTTCAGTTCAATGAAATTACCATACAATGGAAAGAAATATAGTGATACCCATTCGGGAAATATTTCAGCAATGGAAATTGGACTTCCATTCCAGATCATGTATATAATAGTAACCCGTACCCTGGAATTGACCATAGCTAAATCAAAGGGTAAGATACTATTAATAGATCAGAATGCTATACCATCCAAGGATGGGTGGGATGAAGAGAAATTCTTCTACTATTCTGAAGCATTGGGTTATGCACTTCTTGACAGGAACCAGATAGGGGTAGATAAAAGTTGGAATCAATACCAGGTTATAGACATGAGTATGTTCAATGACATATCCCAACTTATAGAATTGCAGGGATACTTTAAACAGCAGTGGGATGATGTACTGGGAATTAACCGGCAACGTAAAGGCCAAACCTATGCATCTGATCTGGTAGGAGTAAATGAAAGAGCAACCTTTCAATCCACGGTAATTACGGACATGATATTTAATGGGTTTGAAGAGTTTGTTGAAACTGAATTACAGGGATTGATAGATCTTTCCAAATTCACTAATGCATCAGGCGTAAGGAAACTATGGTATGATACAGAATTTGGAAATCAAATACTGGAAATAAATGCAGAGGAATATTGCAATGCCGAGCTTGGAGTTCTTATAGAATCTTCTGCTGAAGCAATGCAAATACTTAATAAGATGGAGTCTCAGGCTACAGCCATGTTACAGAATGCAACCAAGCCTTCTACTGTTCTTGAAGTATTCAGGACTCAGAACATTGCTGAGCTTAAAGAGAAGCTTTTACAAATTGAAGAAATACAAGCTCGTGTAGAGCAGCAGAATCAGCAATCTGAACAGGATGCTGCCAAAGCCATGGATGAAAGGAAGATGAAATTCATGGAGTATGAGAAACTTCTGGATACTCAATTCATGAATGCAGAGTACGATCGTAAAGAAGATATTGAGAATATTAAAGGAGAGTATAATACCTTTACATTCCAGGATGGAGATGCTAATGACAATGGAGTACCGGATGCAATGGAAGTTCAGAAGATGCAACTGGAAAATAATAAGCTTGCTCAGAAAAGAGAAGAGCATCTTACAAACAGGGCCGATAGATTAAGAAAAGAGCAAACCGATGTAGACTTAAAGAGGAAGCAATTATCTCTCAATGAGAAAGCCCAGGAAGATAAGGCTTCAATTGAAAGACAAAAGATTGCATTAAATCGTAAACAATAAATAAAAATAACATGAGAACAAAGTTTTATGACCCCGCTCCAGGGGAAGGTGGTGGAGGAGCACCTCAACTTACTTTAAAGGAATTGGATGAATTGGAGAATAAACCTGATGCACCAGTGATTACTAATACTACTCCTGATCCACCCGGAGTAGTGGAAGGTTTAAATGAAGATGGCACATTGAAAGAAGGTTTCGAAAAGAATGAAGCCGGGGAAGTAATTAAATCTATAGTAAAAGATGAGCCACCTAAGGAGGAAGAAAAACCAGAGAAAGGAGATGAGGGGGATAAGGGAGATGAAACTCCACCCGATGAAATAGATGCAACAGAATTCTATGCACAGGTAGATCAGATTACCGGTGAACCTGTTGAAGTAGATTTTGGTGAAATAGATCCTCTTTCTCCTGCAGGAGTAGCTATCAGGGATAAAGCTGTACGGGATGATGCCAATAAGAAGTTTGACGAGTATCTGAGAACATCTGATCCTCATTCATATGCATACATGGTTCATCGTAGAGCCGGGGGGACTGATGAAGATTTCAAGAAAGAAGAATCTTTTGCCTTGCCAGCAGAGTCCGAATTCTATGAGAATGCTGATATGCAGGCAGCTATTGTAAAGCAAGATTTGATCAGCAAAGGAGTTCCAACAGAAGTAGTAGAAGCTACAGTGGAAAAGTATATTAAGGATAACCTTCTTACTCAAAAGGCTAAGATAGCATATGATAGTCGAAAAGCATCCCAGGAACAACAAATGCTTGAAATAGAAAACCGGCAAAAGGAGATTCAGGATAAGATTAATGCCCAGGCCAACCAGGTACTAACTTCAATCTCTAAAGAGATTACCGAAGGGGGTTTAAACTTAGTAATACCTGAGACAAAGAAAGCAGGGTTCAATCAGTTCGTTAAAGACAACCTTAGATTCGATGATGGTAAGTTCTTCCTGGTATCTGAATTAGGAGATAACATCAAAGAAATGCTTGAAGCTCAATATTTTCAGTATATAAAAGGGGATCTGACAGGCATGATTCGCAAAGAAGCGAAGAAACAAACTGTACAGAGATTAAGGACAGCCGTAAATAAGAACAATACGGATATTATAAAAGGTGGAAGTGCTCAAAAGTCAACTACTGAATTCATACCTTTGGAAAACATTTAATAAACCATATAAATAACATACAATGGCAAACACGATCTATCCCCAGTTAAAGTATCAGGTACAAGAAAGTATCTTCGATGCAAAAAGTATGCTGGATGAACAAAACTTTTATCATCAGCGCCAGGGTTCTCCTTCGGAGCTGACCAAGAAACTCACCTATATATTAGGTGACTATACAAAATCATTTCCTCTTTCTTCCATGACAATGGGTGGAGTAGGCTATGGTAATAACAACTCTACCCGGGAAATTGATGACGTTCAGTTTACCTACCCGGTTATGGGTCGTGATAATAAAGCCTCAGTAATATATGATTCAATCTATGCTGCTGATGACAAACCGGGTTTAGGTAATACACCTTTCTACCTTAATTTCGGGGATAACTGGATCAAACGATTCTATACTATCCAATCCGAAGGTGGAATTCAGGCTTATGTATTGGAAGATGGTGAACCTCTTCCTACAGGCGGCTATCGCTACAAATGCCAATTGAACCCGGCTGGCCCGTTGGACTATTGTCCTCCAAGCCAAACTTTATCCAGTGTAAAATGGATAGAACTGTTTACATCTGTTGCAGAATCCGAATCCCGTACAACTGAGAGCAAAATGGTTATGCCAGGAATGTTCAAAAACCAAATGTCCTTTATGAGGACTGGTATGAGTTGGGCCGGTAACGCTGCTAACAAGATCATGAAGATCAAAGTAATGACAGACAAAGGTGAAACTGACGTTTGGATGGACTTCTTCATGTGGCAGTTTGAAAAGAGGTGGATGGAAGATTGCGAACATTTCTACTGGTATTCCCGTTATAACCGTCTCGGTGACGGTACAATTCCTTTGAAAGATCTTTATACCGGTAAAGTGGTTCCAACAGGTTCCGGCTTACTGGAGCAGGTGATCAACAAAGGGACTTATTCCAAGATGACTTATAATACGATCGCTGACAAGATCAGTGGCGCATTATTCGGTCAGACAGATAGTGGAAACATGACTATTACTGCCATGGGTGGTACTGGTGCACGTAGAGAATTCCATCGTGCTGTAATGGATGCAGGTGCTCAAATGCTTGGCGGATTCGGTGGTGGAAACATTGCTGATAAATTCGTAACAGGTACAGGACGTAACCTGGCATTAGGTGGATTCTTCGATACATTCTACATGATCGATGGCTACGTTGTTAAGTTTAAATACGCTCAGATATTTGATTCTGGCCGTGTAGCAATGGGCTCTCCTTTACATCCTGAAAGTGGATTACCACTTGAATCATATCGTATGGTATTTATCGACGATGCTGATGTAGATGGTGCTCCGAACATTCAACACGTAGCGCAGAAAGGTCGTTCATTCATCGATGGTCTTATCCCGGGTTTGACTCCTACTCCACGTTCTCTTCAAATCCTTTCCGGAAACAGTGGCCAGGTTGCTTCTAAGATTTTATCAACCGACCAGGATAAGAGTTCCTATGTAAGGATGAAGTCCGGTGGTATCCAAATATTACGTGCTAACCGTTGCTTTGATTTGCAATGTGTAGCTGGATTATAATTTTCTCCTTTAGTTTCATAAGTTAAATTTTCCCTCTCTATTTCTATAGAGAGGGTTTTTTATTTGGTATTAAATAAAACCCTATTTTTGTAATTAAAATATTACAAATGCTACACAGAAACAGTAAACAAGTTACAATCTTTAGAGCCGGCTCTTTCCTGTCAAGGGCACAAGGCGCAGATACACTGGATTTCTTCTCATCTTCAAAACGATCAATAGATTCTTATTGGGAATCTTCATCCTCCAAGAAAATTGGATCAGGACTAACCTTTAATGAGGAAGCTATATTACTACCACATTTGTTAGATGTTCCCGCAGAGGACAGGGAGTTCAGGAAAAAAGTAGCCACTTTCTATATTGAGATTAGTACACCAATACCATTCGATGGTGGACGTACTTTAGAGATTGGATTAGAACTGGATAATGAAGCTCCTATAAGCTATGATCCCAAAAATCCGGGTAAATCAAATATGCCTATTAATATCATGGATTATATTCGGTACAGGCATGCATTGAAACACCCTCAGGTTACAGATAGTAAAGAGAAAGCAGATGGTAATGCAATGAAAGAATTCTATATTTTCGATAAGACTGAAACCAGTAAGAAGAATACTAAGAAATCAGATGATAGGGATGCTGCTATTCAGATATTCCTGGGGATTAAACCTGATGAAGAGAAGGTTAAAATGATGCTGACTTTACTGGGAGTAGATCCAAGAGAGTTTGAAGGGGTAAATGCAGCAGCGGACAGGATTGCAGCATTGCGTACATTAGCTGAAAAGAATCCTGATACATTCTCCACTACATATGCTACCAATAACCTGGAAGTATTATACTGGATCAAGACCATGGTAAACACCGGAGTATTAAAAGTACTGGGTGGAAAATACTATGATGCTGAGACTAATAAGATGCAGGCCAATACTCTTGAAGAATTAACCTACTTCTTCCTTGATGAGGAAAACTCAGATGTAGTGGGAAGCTTGAAAGCCCGTATGCAGGAATCTCTTAAGAAGCCAGTTACAAAACGTAAACAACAAGTATAAATATGGATGAAATTAAAATCTTCTACATTGCGAAAGCATGTCATGAGGCAAACAGAATTTGGTGCCAGGCAAATGACGACGACAGTCAGAAGCATTGGGACGAAGCCGAACAATGGCAAAGAGATTCTGCTATCAATGGGGTTAAATTCAGACTCAATAACCCTGATGCCGGGAATGATGCACAACACAATTCCTGGATGAAAGAAAAAGTTGATGCTGGTTGGATGTATGGTACAATAAAAGATGCAGAAGCTAAAACTCATCCCTGTATTGTGCCGTTCAACGAACTGCCAGAATTCCAAAGAAAGAAAGATGCACTATTTTGTGCAATCGTAGACTCATTAAAATAAAAACCATGGACGAAAACAAAGAACTGACCTTCGGGCAGAAAGCAATAGGATTAACATTTAACCCTTCTAAAGATGATGCAGTAGCAAAATGTAAACAAATATTTGCCGATGCAATCGATCAGATGAATGATTTAAAAAGTTCTACACTAAACGGAGAAATTAAGCGCCTATGCTCAGTAGCAATTACTGAAGCTCAAACTGCACAGATGTGGGCAGTCAAGGCATTAACCTGGAAAGATTAATAAACATTTAAGATTAATAAACATTTAAATGGGAGATCAAAAGTCTCCCATTTTACTTATACCTTTGATTCAAATTATAGATAATGAATATCAGAGATATGCATATAGAGATCAACCAATCTCTGCAGAAAGTAGCTGCTAATGCAACACGTAAGTATCTATCCGGAGAAATAGATTGGGTTCTCAATAAAATGCAGGATCGATTTATTCAATTAAAACTTAAACCTGTAAATGGAAGAGTTGTATTCACCGGGGAGCAAGTAGAATTGAATGCAGTGAGAGAATTATTGACAGAGAGATATATACCGGCCTATATTGATACAGGAATAGCTAATCGCTATAAGGCATTTCTACCCATGAATTATTCTTACTTAGTCCATGATTCTTCAGTAGTATTCGACAGGTGCGGATTAACTACTGAGCCGGTAATTCAGAATAAATCTCTTTATCTCACATATCTTAAACAACCCTATACTGAGAAGCCATCAGCTCCATACTATGAAAAAGTAGTATTCAATCTAAATGAAACTTTGGCCCTTACTATAAAAGATGATTTACCACTCACCAATACCTACACCGGGTTCAATCGTAAAGAAGATATATCATTCCTCACTTCATGGATAGAATGGTATCTCAATGATAAATACTACTTTAACAGTTTAAACCCCATCCAAATAGGGTTTGAAAACTTTGGCACCAAATACAAACCACAGCAATATATCATTGTATCTGAAACTTCAGTTAATACTGCAGGTATAACCTATGATGATCTGGTTGAAACTGAATCTGCTTCAGAGACTCTTTCTCTTACACAACATGCTCCCGGGGATGCCGATAAAACAGTATCCAATAGAATAATGTCATCTGAATGGGCACTTCGAATGAATGAGGTTCCATTCTTCAAATCTAATCAAAGATCACCTGTTTCAGAATTACAACGTAATACTCTCTACATATATGCAGATAGTAACTTCACAGTAAATAGATGCCTTATAACTTACATTAGGAAACCTCGACCTATGTCAATAGTTTTGGGATCTGATTGTGAATTGGCTCAGGAATACCATCAAACAATATGTGACCTGGCTGTAGAATATATCCAAAACAGAATAAACGATGTTCAGGGATACCAACTTACAGAAAGAGACAATTCACAAAGAGTAATTTTGTAACAAATAAAAACCATATACAATGATCAAGAATCGTTATTACAAAACAACTGTAGGAGTTCCATTTGAACTTGCTATAGGTAAAACCCTTGGAGCTTCTGCTTATACAGATGTAAAAGACTTCATGGCTAATGCAGCTGCCCTGGAATTGGGAGCTTTCATGATTGATACTACTAATGTAAATCCAAAGGGATTGGCCTTTAACTCCGCAGTGAGCGCGGCTAATCTTAAGAAACTCATATTCTTCTCTACACTGGAAGTAGCTGGTGGTGCCAAAATAAACAATGTAACTCCATTACGTGGGGATACTATTACTGCAGAATTGATTTTATATGCTGCACCTACTTTCCAGAAAGTAAATCTTTCTCTTACTGCCGGTACAATAAATGCCCAGCAAGAACTGAGTTTCAAAGTAATTGAAACAACTCCCGGAGATTCTCCTCTTCCTACATGGGATTATGGTGCATATTTCCTTACCGGGTCTGATGCGCCGGGATGGACCGCCATTGCAGCTAAAATAAACCTGGCCAAGGATGGTGAATTCTTTACAGCGGCTGTAAATACCCTTGTAGCTCCAACTTTGGGAACTGTAACTCTGACAACTCAGACTGTTACCGGTGTTCCAATTTCAGTTGCCGGCTCTGGAATATTTACTTCATCTATACCAAATGGTAACGGTACAATCCCTATCATATTCACTGGTGGTGCAGGTACAGGCGCAGCAGCTAATTTAAACATTGTAAACGGTGTAGCAACTTCTGTTACTATAACCAATGCAGGTTCAGGTTATACTTCAGCGCCAGTAGCAACTATAGCAGCTCAAACAGGTTTAACAGGTATTACTATCACTTCAACAGCAGCTGAACGTCATTTCAAATTAGTAGCTACCGTGGTACCTACACGGGCTAATTACAATGACTACGGAATTGTATACACATCCAATGAATTGGTAGCAGCTTCTGAAGGAAAAGGAACAGTGGCTCACTTAATGCAATTGCAATTTGAAGCCAATGTTCGTAGAGGTATTACCAATTACTACCCTGATCAGAATGCCACAGCTGCAGAGTTTGGTGTTCCGGATGATGTAATAACAGGTTCTACAATTACTGCCTGGGATATTGTTGTAATCACCGGTATAAAATCCGAAGATTCCCCAACTCCTTTGGAATTCCACAAGCGTAAAGCTTACATCTTTGTGGCTGTTCCATCCGGGCAAGGAACCAAAGTGAAAGCAATGTTCCCTTAATATAACGGAGGTCTAAAGTCGCCCATATAGAAAAGGCTCTGGTATAATGCTAGAGCCTTTTTACATATCTTTACATTATAAACTCTGAACAATGACACTGAATGAAATATGTACAATGATCGCTTCTCATATGGATAAAGAGTTTGATGAACCTTTCAAATTAATTATAGCAGAGAAAGTAAGAGTCTGGAGATCCCGGCTGATAAAGAATTCTGTGGATAAGGATGAGAGAGAAAGGAAATTTTTCATTCAAACTGTATTCATGAGAATGGAAGAAAGGAATGAAGCAGAGTGTGAAGTACCATATACTCAATGTAAAGTAGCATGGTCAGTAGATAAAGTTCCAAAACCCCTTAGGGCCAATGGCATGCTATTCGATTATATAGGTTCACTCAACGGAATGAATGCATTTAAATCTTCACCGGTAGGTATGATGACCTTTATGCAAGCCGGCCGATACTCTGCTAATGTAATCTACTACTTATATGAGAATGAAAAGATCAAGGTATATGGCAATTCAAAACTTCCTATAATAAGAATTGATGGGATATTTGATGACCCGGAAGCAGCTGCTCAATTAAGTTGCGGAAGTATTAATAGCAAATGCAATTTCTGGAATGAAGAATACCCGGCATCAGGAGATATAATTCAATTGATAATTCAGAGTATATTGCAGATCGATTACAATAGAGTTCCTTATACAGAAACAAAACAAATACCGGTAATACGTGAAAACTACGCCAAAAACATACCATCTCAATAATATTTGGGAACAATACGCAGCAACTCTCTTAGCCGCTAACCCGGAATGGTGGGGAATTGTACATAATAGAATTCAGAATCATACTTTGTATAGAAAATATAAAGATGAATCCGGTAGAAATATTGTGATCATGACATTCTGTTATGAACAGTTTAAAAAAGTTGTAAGCACATATTTTCAATTGGCCCAGGATAGAATTATACAAGGAGAAGCTTTGGATATGACCTCAGGGGTAGGAAAGATATGCATGCGCAGAGTAGAAAGAAATCATTCTCATAAATCCATTAATTTCCATAAAACCAAGCTGCAACCTAAAGTATGGAGTGAGGCACATGGCCGGGAAATAAGAAAGAAAATAATTTATCATGTATCAGATGATTGGTCCAGGGTAGGATGGCATAAGTTCGGAAAGATGAAGAATGAGACCGTGTATGAATTCAGAATTACAAAGAATGCAAAGAGTGGAATAGGATTTAATCAGAAGATAGATAAGGCGCTTAAAGAAAATCCATTATTGAAATACAAATACATTTTTTTCCCATTAATTAAATAACATGATATATTCATCAGTTTCAATAAAGAATGTAATAGCAAGAGTAATACGAAATACCCGTATACAGGATAGTTCCTATATCCAGGATATGACTGAATGGATTCCTGAGGCCATGGGGTATATGAGAACCAACTTTGAATTATCCTACCGCTGGAAAGATGTGGAAATTAATTTCCATAAAGGCACATTACCATGCGGTTTAATTCATGTTGAAGCCGTGGAATATAATGGCCAAAGACTTAAAACGAGTAATACATCAAAGCATTATGCTACAGGCCATGACTTAAGGTATGATCCGGATGCATCTAATACAGAAGCTCAATTATTCATAAGTACCATAGGTGTAGATAGCCTGGAGGATTACGGTCAACCAGGGAATTTCTTATACAAGAGTGACATTAAACCATTTCAAACATCGTTGACCGGGGTAAATAGTTGTGATATAAGCCCGTCAAATTTCTACAAGATAGAGATGAACTGCATTACAACTTCCATGGCGGATGCTACCATACGGGTACATTATAAAGCTCAGCCAATGGATAGTGAGGGTTTTCCTCTTATACCGGATAATGAAAACTATAAAGAAGCCTTATATTATTATGTTAGGGCCAAAATGATCGGGTGTGGGTATCATGATACTGCATTTAAGGAACAGGAACTAATGCAACGTTTCGAAGGTTATGCTGCCCGGGCCATTGGGGAGATAAAGTACCCATCTCCTGATATAATGCAGTCAAGGATAGATACTTTAGTAAGATTTATTCCACCGGCAAATTACTGGGAAAATTATTTTAGAACTGATTCTCCTGAACAAATACAATCATAATGCAACCAATAAAAGGAATAAACGCAGATGTTCGACCCATTGAGCAACCAGATGGCACATATCCGTTTGGGAAAAATGGTGTTCAATATGATCTGAAAGGAGCTATAATTAATGAGCCGGGATTTAAGAAACTGGAAGCTGCAGCTCCTTACCAGATCAACGGGATCATTGAAACAGATTCCAAACCTCTAATATTTTCAACTGACGATACAAATTCTGCCATAGGATATTTCAACCCGGTTACAGAATTATATGAAGCCATATTTAATGACGTAGACGAGGATTATAAACTAGGATTTAAAAAGGCTAATTATATTACCGGGCAGGCTCAGAGAAATTATAAATCTGAAATGGTATGTGCATTTACAGATAAGAATGACTTCCCTAAATACTTCAATGCAGATGCCCTGGATGTAACTCAATTATCGGATTGGAATCTATTTCCATTCTATAAGGAAGCTACTATTGAAACTGAAGTAATAGTAGGCGGAAGATTAGATAAAGGGACTTACTATGTAGCAATGAAGTACCAGAGAAAAGATGGAACCACTTCAGCATATTCCAGTGTAAGTTTAGGAAAGACTATAGCCAATGCAGATGCGAGTAGTTTTACAGATAAGGCTATTGATATAACTATATCCAATGCGGATCCATCATATGATTATGCAGTATTAGCAATCATAAGTAAAATCAAAGGGGTTACCCAGGCTGTAGAATTAGTTGATCCAATTCCTCTTAATTCAGGAGGAGATACATTCTTTACATATACCGGAGATAACATGACTACAGAAATTGACATTGCTGAAGTATTGGTCAATCCGATAGTATATAACCGGGTAAGAACTATGGGCCAATTAAATGACTCTCTATATATAGGCGGATTGGAAAAGGTTCCTGAAATAGATGATATGCAACCATATGCAGGAGTAGTAAAAGTAGAATGGGTCAGTCAACTGATCAATACACTTTCCCCACCTGCAGAACATATTAGCGGAGAAATTAAAGGAATGATGCATGAAGAGGTTTATGCACTTTACATAAGATATAGATTGAAAAATGGATTAGGAAAGAGCAAATGCTTTACTATTCCTGGAAGATATTTACTTGCAGCTGAATTATTAGACTCAGCTCAAGGGACAGTAGGAGGTATTACTGCCCCTGTATTCCAGGTTGAAGATACTATAGATGCCTTTGATGCCGGCACATTCTCAGGAAACACTGGTGCATGGCAAAATTCTACAGAGAAATATCCGGACCATGATGTAAGTGATGACTTCGATAGTTCAGATCCCGCCATAGGTGGTATAGATAATAGTGGACTCTTTGTCCGCCATCACAAGATGCCTTCTATAAGATGGTGTAAAGAGAATCTATACTCTACTGAAGATGAGTATGGAAAGACCAAACTGGATATATTGGGATTGAGAGTTTCAAACATAATAATACCTGATAAGTATGCAGATATAATTGATGGGTATGAAATACTCTATGCCAAGAGAAATGTATCTAACATGACCAATTACGGACAGGGATTATTGCTTCATGCTGCAGCTCCACGGAGAGATCTGGCTTTAGCTACTCAAGATGCGGAATTGTACCCACCGGGCCAAAATTGGGATACTATAATTAAGTACCATAGTCCATCTTCATATGATGATACTAATGATCTATTTCTAAGAATAGACTCAATGAGATTTCACGCTTTCGATATTCTGGCTAACAAACCGGGCATTAAACCTAATTTCATATCTGCGCAATTGAAGCATACCCGTACAGGATTAAGAGCTACCTCCTTATACCAGGATGGACAAGATTCTGGTGGAAATAATACCAGTACAGTACATCTTATAGATTACATGAGTGGAGCCGGCTCGGTAGATATGCCCTATACTTACTACATACGTGGAATAAAAGATGGAGGAACTTATTTGAATATAAATACCAACATTGGGAAGATGATCAATAATCATCATGAAACGTGTTTTGGAGGATACCTATTGGGAGGAGATTTTCCTCTTACATGGGAAATAACAGGATTCCATCTTGCAACAGCTGATGGAACTCCTTATGACTCAGATATATTGGGAGATAGGTCAGAAAGCTATTTGATCAATCTTAAATCAGTAAAAGCCGATATATACCAGAACTTCTATTCCCAGGCTCTTGTAGCCGCAGTAAGTCCAAGGGATCTTACAGACCTATCAGAATTCTATGGTGGGGATACTTTCGTATGTCCTTATACATTTCATACTTACGGCCGGCACGAGATGTCAGATGTATGGGCCGGGTATGTAGAAAAGAATTACTGCGGAAAGAAAGTTATAAACCGGTTCATATGCGAAACTACTAATAATCTTTATCTCAGGTTTGAGATACCGGGAAATATATATTCCAAATGGTTTCCTAATACATTCCTGGGATCCGGGGATGATGGAGTAGCTTACCCTGAATATTGGGATAGGAATATGGATCCGAATCAATTTGGGTATGACAAAGACTTAAGCGCCTTAAACGATCTGGTAAGTACCCAAATATTTAATCCATACCAGGAAGATATAAATACCTTTCCATATAGAATACACAGGGGTGGAAAGATAAGCCGGCAAAGTAAGTTCAGATCCTGGAGAACATTCATACCCCTGGATTATTACGAATGCCAAAAGAATGTAGGATTGATAACCAATTTGGAAGGAATGATGGACAGGTTATTCATTCACCATGAAAATGCCCTGTTCCAAACCCAGAACAAAGCTACTATGGATACTTCCGGTATCAAGGTTACCCTCGGCTCAGGAGATATTTTCCAGTTTGAACCCCAGGAAGTTCAGCCGGCCAAGTTGGGATATGCAGGTTCTCAACATGATTTAGCATGTGTTCGTACTCCAATGGGATATGTATTCCCGGATGCCAAACAAGGAGAGTTATTCCTTATGGCCGGGGATAAATTGATGAACTTAAATCCCGGTCTTAATAGGATACTTCTTAAGTATCTAAAGATGCCCGATGTAAATTCATATAATGGAAATGGAATAACCATTGGATGGGATCAGAAGTATAAGAGAATACTCCTTACAGTGAAAAGTATTGCTGGAGAAGTGGATAGTTCATTTACCATGTCATACAGTATTGAAAGTCAAAGTTGGGTATTCTTTCATGATTATGCACCGGACCATTATTTCCATACACGCGAGCAATTATGGAGCGTAAAAGATCAATTTTTCTATAAACACAATGCAGATGTTCCGGGAAAATTTTACGATTTGTCTGTAAATTCATTCTTTATAGATATAGTATTTCGTTCAGATAGTGATATGATCCTGGAAAGCTTAAGCTGGATAACAGAAATAATTGCCGGCAATGTAGATAATTCAGATAATGAATCTGAATGGTCAACACTTACTCACATATCAATATGGAATTCTCAACAACATACCGGTAGAATAGTGCTTAAGGAATTATTTGAAGGATTGGAATATGAAACCGATCGACGTACTCAGGGGGTATGGAACTTCAATGACTTCAGAAATATAGTTGCTCAAAGAGGTACTCAATTCTTAATGGACGTATTTCATGATTATGCTCTTATAGAAGCAACTACTGATCCGAATAAAGAGTGGTACGATAAAGAATTAATTGAGGATAAGTATTGTGTTGTAAGATTTGAATTTGATAACTTGTCAGGAAAACAAATTATCTTGCATGATATAAAAGCTCAAGTATTAAAATCGAACAGATGATCAATCAACCATACGCATTAGCCAACACATTTAAGAGAAAGAAATATCTTAAATACGGACTAGGAAGTTACCTGGATCCTAAACTGGACCCATCTATTACCGGCGCTGCCGCTACAATGGGTTCCGGTGTTATAGATACATTGGACGAAGGCAATCAATATGGTAGACAACATATTGGATCTTCAGCTGCAAAAGGAGCTCTTACAGGAGCTGCGGCCGGCTCTATAATTCCCGGCATAGGAACAGTAGTGGGTGGATTGATTGGAGGAACAATAGGATTGATCAAGGGAATTAAAGCAAAGCATGCTGAAGGAATAGCTACCAATTCAATGGAAGTTAGAAGAAAACAGATGGAGAATAACTACATGGGTGCTAAGATAGCTGCTGACCCATCTCTCTATCAAGGATATAAAGATTCTGAATATTTTGCTAATGGAGGAAACATGGGTGGAGTCCCGGCCCCTACAGAATTATCTCACTCACAGCTCAAATTGTTTAAACAATGGAAAGCCAAGCTACCAAAGAATTTACAATATGAAGGAGATTATGATTTAAAAGGATTCTATAAAGAGAACCCTAATTTCAGTGCAGCAGAAGGTCAGCATATGACTGATAAATTTAAACTTCCTAATCACCCTACATTCTCCAATGAAAGCAGATATTATGATCAAACTGTTCCTGGAGCAGGAGGGTATTGGAAAGATGATAGTTATGTACCTAACCCTAAGATCGGAGCACCTATTCCAAAAATGATGGCCGGTGGAGGACAGATGGATGATTTGCCTTTAGATCAACCAACAATTGGAGGAGAATTAAATCAGAAATCTTCCGATGGTGCCGAAGTGGATGGCAAGAGTCATGAAGTTGGCGGAGTAAAAATGCCTGGAATGGGAACAGAGGTTGAAGGGGATGAGACTTTAAAAGGAAGCTATGTATTTTCAAAACGTCTTGGATTCGCTGATAAACATCGTCCAATTATGATAGCTAAAGGAAAGATTGAAAAGAAACCATTTACCCGGGAGAGAGCAACTAGTATTAAACTATTAGATGAGCAGGAGCATAAGCTTATCCTGGCCCAGGAATATCTTAAACATCAATTGAATTTAAACTAATAACCATGGCACTAAAAAAACTATTTTTCGGAGGAGGCCCAGGAGATCCTGTCTATCCGGATTGGACTAAAGATAAAACTAAAGTCTCTGCATATCAGGATTGGTATAATGCCAAATATCCTAAGAATGCTATCAACTTTGGTTTAAACAATGTGAATAAGGGTATATGGGGTCCTCAATCAATCAAATCATGGGGAGTAGCAGGAAAGGATTATACCGATTATATTACTCCTACCAAGCTGGATATGAGTGTGATTAAACCCCCTGTTACTACATTGCCGGCTGTTCCAGGACTAGTACCTGTAACTCCTGGTGCATTAGCAACTCCGGTAGCTAATCCCACTCACAATGAATTGGTTCCCGGGGCAAATTCTTCAGGCAGGCATCATATTACTCCTAAAGTAGATACACCTCAGACTTCATGGCAAGATAAAGCCAAGGCTCTTACTCCTTATGTATCCAATCTTGTAAATAGTTTAAGAAGGGCCCCTAAAGCCCCTGATCCACATCTTGATCCTTTAGTTACATTACAAAGAGTCAACATGTCCAATGATAGGGCTGAAGTAGGAAGAGAGGTATATTCTACTAACAAAGCTGCTAATATGAACCTGGATGAAAATAGCGCTGCTGCGGTTAAGCAATATACTTTAGCTGATAGTTTCAATAAGAATTCAAAGATCAATGAAACAGAGAGAAATGCCAATACAGAAATATCTAACCGGGAAGTTCAAACTAATGCCGGTATTACATCTATGAATAATAATAAGTTGGATCAGCAATCCCGGGATAATGTAGAACGTAGAGTGGCTAACCAGGAATTTGGTGCAGCCAACCTGGCCAATGCCGCAGATAAATACCAGGCTATTCAAAATGAAGGGGCTAAGGCTGCCCTAGAAAGTAAAAAATTGGACGTAGTTAAAGCTATGTATGACGGAGATGGAGTAGCTTCCCGTACTTTTAAAAAGCTCCAGGATATAATGACTGACCCGGGGGGTATAGAATTCATAGCTGCAGGTAAGAAAAATGGAATGACTGATAAACAAATGATCGATATGTGGAGATCTGATAAGAGGAAAAAAGCTGCATCAGCTAAAGAGATAATTGCAATGAGTCATAAATATGGAGGAGATTTAAAATACAGTACAGGAAGAATGATGAAATTATTCAACAATTAAAATCTGAACAATGGGACTATATGATGGGTATAAAGCTATAAATTCTACTGTGATCCCAATGTACGTAGGTTCTACTGTACCTGAGATTACTAAATTGTTTGAAGCTCAGCAAAATAAATTTGATCAGGGATATGCTGAAGATGCCGAGTATGCTGATAAGTTTAATAATCTTCCAACCCCATTCAATGATGCGGATAAGCAAACTATGCTGGAAATGAATAAACAGGTTCAGGCTGCATATAAAGAAAGAATGGCAAGAGGAGATTATGAAAATACTTACAGGGATGTAGAGAAAGGTGCCAGGGAAATGGCTACTAAGATCAAACCTATTATGGATGTAATGGCAGCAGATGCTGCTTACCAGGAGAAGATAGATAAATCAAATCTCTCTCCCGAAGATAAAAATGCTCTATTGGATATGGCTCGTACCGGGTATGAAGGAATGAAATGGGATGCTAATGGCCGGCCCACATCTGTATATGCTCCACCGGCATTTGTAGATAATGTAGATGTACTTAAAATTCTTCAGGATAGACTCCAGATTCTGCATGCTAGCGGAAGTCAGGTTGTAACTCATGGAGATGATGGTTATAGTATTACAGACCATGGCCAAAAAATTAGTGGAATAGATGGAAAGGTAGTTGCAGCTTTATATGACTCCATTGTAAATGGAGATGAATCTGTACGTGCAAGTAACGCTCAAAATGTAAAATTGAAAGCATGGGCTTTTAATAAAGGTTTGAATGATAAGAATTCTATGGAATTATTGAATCAAATGCCGGATAAAATTACAGTGAAAGATGAAAAAGGAAAAGACGTACAAAAGGATAATGATGTCAAAATAAAATTAATGTCAGCATTAAAAGATCATACTCCAACAGAAGTTATGTCTTACTACAACACTATGATGATAGCACAAAAGCAAGAAGATTATCAACGTACATATGCATTAGGAAAAGCTTACACTGAAACTGAAAGAATGGATAAATGGGGAATAGGGGATATAGAGAAACATGCTGCCACTTCTGCAATTGATGAAGCATCTCAGAAAAGAATAATTGATTATAAAAATGAACAAGATAAATTGAAAGCTGACGAGATATTACCAGGGTTTATACCGGTAGATGGGGGTAAAGTGGGTTCATGGAAAGATTTCTCTACTACAATGAAAGCAGATTCGGACCAATTGGCTAAAGTTAGAAATGATAATCAGGCTCAAAGAAATGTAATTGCAACTGCGCTTAAGATAGATCCGAAGAATCTTACAGATAAAATGATTAATACATATTTCGAATCTCATGGATTAGCTGAAAGTCAAGCTCGGTATAACAATAACGTTCAAACTGAAAATGATCTTAATACCAAGCGCCAGGAGAATATCAATATGATTAAACAATTGGATGATAGGGTATTGAATACAAAAGAATTTGATTATACTACATTAAAAGATGTACGCACTAAACAGAATGAAGCTATTGTAGGAGCTCTTAATGCGGATCCTAATAAAACAACTAAAGTACAAGTATATAGTAATTACAATGATTTTGTAACTGGTAAACCAACTAAAAATCGAGGATTCTCTACAACTGCAGTAAAAAATCCATTTGGAAATTATACTGAAAGAACAAATAAACAAATAGCCCAGCAATTGGAAGGGGCTACTATTGAAAGAACTGAGAAAGGGGGTTTGAATACAGAACGTACAGTAACATACAAGTTAAAGGATGGTTCATATATGACTTTAAGTGATTCTCATGCTACCGGAAAATTAGATACAGAAATATCTAATGCAGCTGATTTTGGGCAAAAATTAGAAAAAGCAAAACAGAAATTATACGAAGACGATGTTACTTTTTCTAATCAGACTATACCAACAGTAGTAATGTCCAAAGAGCGTACTGAACAAATGAAAAGAGAAATCCAGGCTTCTAATTCAATGAACATAACTACATTAACCGGAGCATCGGAAGCCGGAAATGATAAATTGAGAAAATCAATAACTTCAGGTCAATATGAAGTATTGGCTGCTACAAAAGCTAATAAGGTAGGTAATGATAATACGGCTGGTGTAATTTCAATGCTTGATGATAAAGGAAAACCTACTGGAGAACAATATATAGTAAATTACTCTAGCACATCAGCATTAAAATTATCAGACGATCTGTTTAGAACCGGTACCAGAAGAAGGGATGGTACATTCATTAAAACATCCAGGATGTTTGATCCAAATGATGGTATAAGCAACTTCTTTAATAAGAGTAAAAAAGAAACTATCTATATAAGAAATGGTAAAAAAGAAATTATAGGTAGAATTGATAGAACACAAATTGACGGGGTGCCGGATATTAAAGTGTATGATAAAAATGGAAATTGGGATAAATCTATTCAAAATAATGAATCTGATGCAATTGATTATCTTCATCACTTAATTGAAAACGATGGAGCTCATGTTGATGGGTATAACCCTGTGGTTGATGAACCTAAAAAGAATTAATTATGCCAATCAAAGATCTTAATGATATATACGATGGTGGTGGGGGCGGTGAAGGAGATGTTACCATTCCACCGGTAGACCGTAAAGGATATGATCCTTCCAAGTCTTATGCTGCAAGTAAACAAGGTAGAAGGGAGAGTATTCCTATGATAGGAGATTATGCCGGTATTGATCTGGAACCTTATACAAAGGCATTTGATCGAAAAGGTTATGGTATACCTGATCCTAAGATTACAGGGGTTGATTTGAATAACCAGATGGCTTACATGCAATCTGCATGGGACAAATGGGGAAACTGGATTACCAGGGCCACTGCTAAAATTGGAACCGGATTAGTAGGCGGTATAGGATACATTGGGGCATTATTTTCTGAATGGGGAGATAACAGAGATTATAGAAATGTACTCACTGATCTTAATGATAAATGGGATGCATCTTTAAATAAAGCTCTGCCTATATATGGAAAAGTGAATGATACTTTTTCCTGGAGAGCATTAGGGGATGTAGGATGGTGGTTAAATAATACCGAGAGTTTAGTAAGTAGTGTAGCATCGTTTGCTTTAATTGGAGGTGGGGTAGCTAAAGGAGTAAGCCTATTAGGAAAATTAACTAAAGGCGCTGAATTATTAGAAGGTATTACAGGTTCAGCAAGAGCCGGTAATATACTGGCCGAAGGAATTACCGCATCTTCAATGGCATATGTGGAAGGGGCTCAAATGGGTAACCAGGTATTCAAAGAAGTATACGCGAATCAGATGAGCAAAGGGTTGGCCATGGGGTTAGATCCTAAGGCAGCTAAGGAAAGAGCTCAGCACATTGCATCTCAATCGGCAGCTACTACTGTTCAGATAAATACAGTATTTGGAACATTCACTAATATGTATTCAGTACTTCCATTCTTTAATCATGAAGAACAAATTGTAGAAAGATTAGCTAAAAAGAAATTTCCTCAAATGGTCGGGGAGACTACTGAAGCCTGGAAGTCCAGGATAAGTGGTTATACTATTGATGACTTTAAAGGAAAATTAATTGGAGGAGTATTCCGTGCTCAGGGGAAATTAGCAGCCACCAGGGAAGCTTTCATGGAAGGATTAGAAGAATTGAATAACAATTTTGCTCAATACTCCGGTTCCCAGGAAGGGAATGAAGATAGAGTACATGGATTCTGGAACCAGTTTGGTCAAATCTCCAAATACTTTGATAGAACAATGGATGCTGATGGGGCTTTAAACTTTGTAATGGGAGCTATTGCAGGACCACTTACCAATGTGGTCACTACTAATATCCCAATGCATAAAGTTCAGGTAGGAGTATACCAAACCGGTGAAGGAGAAAATGCTCAATTCACTGATAAAAAAGGAGTACCACTTGCTGATGGGTCAGAGCCTATTAAGAAATATAAAGTAATGACTTCCCGGTCTAAAAACAATTTCGGAAATACAAATTACTTTAATAGCATAAGAGATGCCGTAGTTACAGACATAGATTACTATACTAAGAAAAATGCAGAGATCGAAGCATTGAGGGAAAAAGGGGATCACCTGGGAGCTGATTTGGCCGCCCAGGAATTATTCGATACTTCTTCCAGGAGATCAGTGCAGTTAGGATATTCAGATAATCTCAAGGAAAATTTTAAACAAATTGCAGCTATTGATAATACTATTACTCAAAAAGAAGAGGTTCAACAAAAGTTGACTGAAGTTCAAACTAGAATAGATGCCGGGGAGAATACTCCGGAGAACATTGAAGCAAGGGACAAATTAGCTGAGGAATTGAAAGTGGCCAGTAACCAGACTGAGGCTATGAGGCGTGGATTCACTTCATCTAAAGAGGATAATATCTACAAGGATAAAGCTGAAAAATCTATTAAAGATTTAGCCCATCTTCAGAAATTACACGAAGAAACATATAGAAAATATCCAAATGGTTCTCAAACTATTGGTGATAAATTAGAGGATGTTGACCCTTTGAGACAGCATGTAGCTGATTTCATATTTCAAAGAAAAGCAAGAATCTATACTCTCCAGGAAAAAGCTAAAGAGTGGGATGCTGATCTGGCTAAATTGCAGGCAGATAAAATGCAATATTCCGATATAGGGGATTTGGATCAGTTGAAAGCAGATAATGTAGCATCAGAAGAATTTGATAAATTGAAGATAAGGCATGATGCTCTATACTCAATGTTGGCAGATGAAAAGAATGCATTGATGGCAGCCGAATTAAATCCTACCCGGGAAAATGTAGCAGCGGCTATGAACGTATTGGAAAAGCATGGGGAATTAGGAGTAACTGCAGAGGATATTCCAAAAGCAATTAAATCCCGTAAAGCAAAAATCGATGCACAGAGAAAGAAGTTGGAAGATAATATTGAAAAAGCTCATGAAAGATTGAAAGCCAGTCATGGATTTACTTCCTGGTTAGAAAAGAATCCCGGTAAAACAGTTCAGGACTATACTGATAGGGTACAGAAGAAGGCAACTATAGGTCATGAAGAAGAAGTTTTAATCCATAACAGGGCCCAATTACAAGCTATGTTGGAATCTCAGCAAGAGAATTTAGCTGAACTCCAGAAAGCTCGTACCATGAATAAGATTGTAAAATCTACCCAGGGATGGTGGGATAAGCTGGCCGCAGAGAGAAGACAGTATCAACAGGAACAAATCGCTGAAGATGCTAATAGAAAAGCAGCAATGGATAAGCAGAATAAGGCAAATAAATTCAGACTCTTATCTGCTAAAAAAGGTTTCATACAGGATATGAAAGAAAGCCAGGCTAAGATCGATGACATTAAGAAAAGACTCACTGAGATAGAAGCATCTATTAATCAGTTTAAGAACTCTGAAGGCATTGTTTCCATTAAGACCGAAGACAAATTGAGAGAGTATCAAAGATTAACTAATGAGGCCCATGAATTGA